TAGTATAAAGATACTGGCGTGTAATTAGTTTGTGCCATTTTTATTCCTTGTTTAAATGCGCTAGTACTTCTTTAGGTTTTACAAATCGGTCGCTTTTGTGTTCTACAAATTCCCACCAAAGGAATTGGTTTTCTACTAAATTTGACCGATCTTTTAGTAGGTTTATATTTTCTGGGTGTCCAAAGATGAGAGGATCAGATACTGACCACAACACGATGCCTTGTTTGCCTTCGTCCCACCCTAAGTGCTGGAAGAAGCTGTCACACGATACCCATGTGCGACACTCTTGCAATAGCTTGCGTAACTCGCTAACTGGTAGATTTTTTCTAAAGTCTTTTACCAACTGCTCTTCACCCTCTACGCCTACTTGAATAATTGGCTCATCAATTAACTCAATAAGCTCCTTCCAGTATGGGTAGTTCTTTGGGTTACGCTTACCGTTAATTAATTTTTTAGAAAATGGCGATATGATGATCATACGTACATCTTCCGAAAAGCTAACTCTAAGCTGTCTTTCCACTTCCATCTATCCATCTTGCCGTAGATGTTGTACTGGTCAGTATCACCAAACAAGTACCTTGCCTCTGCTATGGATCTACCTGGTACTATTTCAGGATAGCAACTAAACACGAGAGGGTTCCGAATATCGGGGATAACGCGACTAAAGACAATGTGATCCCCAATACCGCAGTCAAGCACCACAATAGTGTGATCTCTATGTTGAAGAACATTTCTAAAAATTTGTTCGTCATGCGCGTACAACTCCTGCTTTGTTTCGCTACGGATGCCACCCTCTGGGTTCTTTAAGTGCCACGTTATCGCGTTTGGCACCGCCACAACTCGGTATCCCTTTCGGTGCAACGCGTAGGTAAATAAAGTCTCTTCCCTGTGCGCTACACGTGAAAGGCCAAGATTATAATCACACACGCCAGCACGATACAAGAAAGTGCAGTGTAAATGCTCGACATCTCTGGCAACATCAATTTTCCCCCACTGTACGTTAGGCTCACTATCAATATTATCTATCTTATTCGTGATGTTACCGGTGTCTGGGTTGTAGGGCGGTGTTAGCACCGATCCACCTACCGCACCGACACTGGGAGCTACCCAGTAAAATAAATTTTCCAGCACATTTGGCTCTGGTACGGCGTCGTCATCAACTCGCCAGACCCACTCATAGTTACCCATGTTTGCCATCTGGTGTATGTGGTGCTGGCCTTTTTTCTGAGCGTACAGCCATTCCCACGCAATACCCTTGATGTCTAGCATCTGAAAAAAGTACTTGTACAAGTACTCTTCTCGCATGTCTTTAGGTTCGTCATTATCATCAAATATAATCAGCTTATCGGGCCGCTTTGTCTGGTTGATAATGGCATTTAATACCAGTGGCAGGGTTGTGAAGTACCTGCCCCGTGTTGCCACGGAACAAAGTACTTTACTCATGCTCTTTGCCAGATTTCGTTAGTTAACGGTAGGTCACGGTAATTAAACGTGTTGCCAAACTCATCTACATTCCAAGTGCCGATCTGTTTATGACTAACACGTTCATACCCAAGGTTTGTTAACTTTTGCTGAATAATACTAACGCCCTTGTACTCGGGGTGCAGGTCACCATGTATCTCAATTGCTATCGTTGTAATGGCTTGCATATCTTGTGGGTCAACGGTCAACAAAACGTCGTACTCACCACCTTCACAATCCATTTTTAAAAACACATTGTTTTTGTTTGTTGATTCTAGCAAGTCTTTTAACGTGGTCGTCTCTACTTCTTCGTAATTATCACTTTCTGTGTACGCACTATTATGCCCACACTTTTCCTGCAAGGCCATTTTCATCATTTTTCCAGATTCGTCTGACGCAATATTTTGTTTCAAAATAATGTTTGTTACATCAGCTTTTTGCATGTTCATCTTAAACACGCGGATTGTGTCTGAAACTGGCTCTACTGCAACTACTTTATTGGCCCCTAACTTAGAAGCAAATATGGAGAATGTCCCCATGTTTGCCCCAATATCAATAACGTCCCTATCTTTTAAACTGTATCTTGATATACCATAAATATTTTCGGTAATTACTTCTTTATATAGTTCTTTAGCTTCTTCACCATTTTCGTTCATCCAACTTAAAGAATCTTTGATATTTTTATCGTTGTATTTATTGGCAAGTTTTAACGAATTTTCTGTAAACACTTTATCCCAATTTGCTACTAACTCGGGGTTGTGCATTGTGCCCTCCCCCTTGTGGTAGATTGGAAACCCACCAGTGTACTGCTCACCGCTCCATAGCTTTTCAAATACTTCTAGGACCTTAAATCCAGCTCTCTCCGCCTCGATACAGAACTCGGTGTCTTCGCCCCCGCCGACTCCATATTCCTCGTTTAAGAGACCTATTTTGTCGAATACTTTACGGTGGATCATAACACAGAAGAACACCGCAAAATAATGGTTTGCTGGTTCTGAATACCCTTTTATGATACAACTGATTCCGCAGTCTGGATCAGAAAAAGGTCCGTCTAGTATTTCAAGCCACTGGTTTTTATTTTGTTCCAGTAGCACTGTGTCATTGTTTAATAAAACAATTTTGTCGCATGATGCCTCTTCAATTGCTAGGTTATTTGCCTTAGAATACCCGAGTGCCTCGTCGTCCCATATAACCTTTAGGTTTGGCACAACTGATTGCAAATAATTCAAATAAACCCATGTGTTGTCTGTGCAACCGTTGGCGGAAATAATTAGATCCACGTCGTTCATGTCCGTGTACTTAATTATTGACTCAACGCAAGGCTTTAAGTACTTCTCGCAGTTGTTGTACGTCGGTATTACAATGCTATATTTCATGCTATTCCCAAAGGTTTGTACAAACCTATATTATACTACGTTACATTAAATAAGGAGAAAAAGTTACCCGTGGTTACTGCTACCGCTGGTGTATACACAATAAAAATTACACCTGCGCCGCCAGAACCTGCAGTTCCTAATGAGCCGGCACTACTAACACCAGTTCCAGAACCCCCCGATCCGTATAAACCTGTATTAGTAATAGCAATCGCGTTGCCCCCAGCACCACCCGTGCCGCCGCCACCGCCGATGGTGCTAGAAATATCTATTCCTGGCCCACCGCTATACCCCCTAAAATTACCAGCGCCACCGCCGCCGCCGCCTCCGTTTGTTCCTGTTGTAGAAGAACCGCCGCTTCCCAAAAAGTTATTACCACCAATACCACCTAAACCAGATGCTGCACCACCAGCGGTGCCCCCTCCGTTGCCACCTCCCCCGCCACCAGCATTGCTTCCACCTGAGTTTCCAAAACCAGCACCACCTGCGCCACCGGTGCCACTAGGACCAGCAGCTCCACCGCCACCGCCACCGCCGCAAGCGCCTGTTGCGCTATTAACAACAGATCCTAAGCCGCCTGCGCCACCGGTATTTAGTCCTGAGCCTCCGGTACCAACTATAGAAACAGTTCCCCCCACTGAATTACCAGCACTTCCACCTCCAGCGGTACCAGATGAATTAAATGATGTACTACCGCCACCAGATCCTACAAAACCACCAGCACCGATTGTGTACGATATGGTGCCACTTAGTGTTTGGTTACTTAAAAGATTATATCCGCCTCCGCCTCCACCACCACCACCCGCCCTTTGACTTCCAGAGGCAGATGCTGCACCACCAGCACCGCCCCCACCAATCAAAGAAATTGAATTGTTGCTGTTATTCCAATCACTTGGAGTTGTCCAAGATGTTCCCCCAGTTAAAATGTAGGCCGTCTGGGCACTACTAATAAAGGCAATTCCAGAATTGTTACCAAGGTTAGTAGAATTTGGAGCGTATACAAGGTAGGGGTTTGCTGCACCTAAAGTATATGAAAAGTTTATGTCTTGAATGATCATAAAACTCATAGAAATTCTAGTGCTACCAGTGTATGTTAATACTCTTTGTGTTGCTGCAACGCTGGAGATTACTGTTACGGAGTTTCCAGATGTTCCATTTACCGTCCAATTACCTATTGTATAGTTTGCACTAAACGAAATTGTGTGCGCTACTGTTTTTGTGGACGCTAGTGTTGTAATAGTTGAACTACCGCCAGCAAATGTGGTGGTTGATATTCCCGTTGCACCACCGATTGTGACAGTGTTATAGGTTACCACACCCGTGCTTGAAAATGTTCTGGCAACGGTGGAAGTATCACTTAAAAGAATATTGGATGTGCCTGCAGTAAGCGTTAGCCCCGTTGAATTTAAATTCCATACTGTTCCCGTTCCAGTAAGCGTCCAAGTACTGGCCCCCATTGATAGTACTCTAGTTGTTGCACCCCCAGAACTAAGTGAAGTTGCGGTAACACTAAATCCATTGGAGTCAAATGAGCCGTCTGTTAACGTTATCGATGACGCCAAATTTAATGCCGATCCTAAAGTCCAAGCACCACCTACGCCAGCAATGTTAATTGACTGAAGTTGCTTACCATTGGTGTTAATTGTATTGCCAGCTGTAGTACCCCTAAAATTAAAAAAGTTTACACTTGACCCTAGGGTCATCCCCGATGGAATAATTAAATTACCGGCTATATAATACTGTGTTGAGCTACTTGCAACTGGAGTCCAACTTCCTGTAAAGCCTGTAAAATTTAAGTTTCTGCATTCAGCATTAAACGTAATTATGTCTGACCCTGCCGTAATATTTAAATCTATATTTGCATTTGTTATTGCGGATCCACCACCTTGGTTTGTGGCAATTACCCTAGTTCCAACGGAGCCAGAATACGTAAAGTTTATTGTAGGGGTTCCCGTTGTTGTAAAATTACCTGCGCTGGAAGAATCCCAAACCGTGGTAGCATTTCCATTGCAATTTATAACACCAGTACCAAAATTAATTGTTCTAACACCACTACCAGCGCAATAAAATGAAGGTACTGTGATGTTAAATGTTCCTAGGGTCAATATACCAGACGTTAATATTGTTTGGGCTGTTGATGTTAAATTTCCGGCTAATGTAGTTGTTGAACTTGCACCAAAAAAATTTATTCCCGAGGCTATTGTGACTCCGTTGGTATTAAAGGTTCCCCGTGTTCCTATAAGTAACGAAGAAACATTGGACCATGTGGTGGTGGCAGATAAAATAAAGTCACCAAAAACATAAAGTCCTGTAGCTCCAGAAGTGCCCCCAGCAAATGTACAAGTTGCCCCAGTTGTAGTTAAACTGCCACAAGATGAGCTATTTGATGGTGTTATCGTCGGCGATCCAGAATTTGCATCAACAACTACTGCGTCACCCGATCCGGGGGCAATTTTTCCTCCTGCGCCTCCTGAACTATCGGCCCACATTGTGCCAGTTGCTGGGGTGGTTGCAGCAGCCCAAGTTGCGGTGCCGCCAACCCAGTACACCGTTCTAGTTGGAATAAGCCCAATAGCTATTGCGGACCAAGATACAGAAGCGCTAGAAGTTGCTGCCCTTGCGGTTGACGCCCCCGCTGCCGCCTGCAATTCGTCTGCAATTAACAATCCAGCTATAGAGCCAGTACTTCCTGAGTTAACCCTAGCGGTAGTAGACGCGTTGGCTGTAAAAGTTGCCGCTGTAGTAGACGGATCACCGTAAATACTAAGTATAAAGTCATTGGCGTAAGTTGTTGTTACGCTGTTTGGGGTCATGGTAGTACTTGCACCCGTAGCAAACGCGGGTAGTACTTGGATTCCTCCCGCGCCCCTATAAGCTAGGATGACCATTTTGCTGTTAGTTGGACCAATACTAGGTAACACAGCAGGTTCACTAGCACTCGCAATTTTGTACCATACAGAAATAAATGCCCCCGAGCTTTGCTGGGGAAGTGCAATAAATCCGAGACCTACGCTAGCAGTATTAGCAGTGTTACTTACCGAAATATATATAAGCATATCGCCAGCCGCAATTCCCGCTGGCATCGGTACCGATGGAAATGATCCAGTTGTTACGGCTCCCGCGGCTACAAATGAAATTGCCATGCTTTAGCTTTGTTCTGGTGGGTTAAACTTTTCACCGTCCCAAGTATACCCAATACCAAAAACTGGAACTTCTACCAGCGTACACCCCTCCGGTGGAACATCCGTTGGCTCCGCAATAATAAGGTTCACTACCACATTGTTAGAATCAATAACCGCACAAGTTGCCATATGTTCTCCTTACGCTACCGCCACGCAACGCCATGTGGTCGTTGCCACGTTCCACACAAATCCTACGTCAAGCCTATTAGTCGTTACCGTAGTGGATGGTAGCGCAACCGTTGACGCTGAAAAAGATGCTCCCCAAGTAATTGCTATAGCTCCAGTTCCTGTAATTGCAATCCATAGCTTTTGACCGTTTACTGGTGAGCCAGTTAAGTTTGTTGTAAACGATGTAATGGCAACAGACTGACCTGTAATTATAAACATGTTACAGGTGTTTGTGTTTATCGACGGTGTTGCAGTGTTGGCGGTACTAGCTACTACACTTGGCCCATAGCCAGAATATCCAGAGTATCCCGATACACCACTATATCCGCTGTAGCCAGATGATCCACTGTATCCACTGTATCCAGATGTGCCTGTGCTAGAACCACTGTAGCCAGAGATGCCAGAGCCAGAGTATCCGCTGTAGCCAGAAATACCTGAATATCCAGAGTCTGATTTTGCACCACTGTAACCACTATAACCACTGTAGCCAGAGATGCCAGAGTATCCACTATAGCCAGAGATACCAGAATAGCCACTGTAACCGGATATGCCAGAGTATCCACTGTAGCCGGAAATACCAGAACCACTATAGCCGGATACACCAGAGCCAGAATAGCCAGAGATGCCACTGTAGCCAGAGATGCCAGAATAGCCGCTGTAGCCAGAGATGCCAGAACCACTGTAGCCAGAGATACCAGAGTATCCACTGTAGCCAGAGATGCCAGAGCCACTGTAGCCACTGTAGCCAGACTGACCCGATATGCTAATGTTCCAAGACGCAATAGTTCCAGAACCGCCGATTGTATCTACGTTAACTGTAAACGTAGTTGTAGTATACGCAGTTACAAGACCTTCCATAAAATTACTGGGTGACGCAGAGCTTGCTACTATTACTCTTGAACCAACAACATACGCATTAGTACCTTGTGCTTGGTTTACTGTAAATGCTTTAGATCCAGTACCAATTGCAAAAGATGTGGTAGATGTCAATCCAGCGTAACCTAAACCACTGTAACCAGAGATACCAGAGTATCCGCTGTAGCCAGAGATGCCAGAACCACTATAGCCAGAGATACCAGAATAGCCACTGTAACCAGATATGCCAGAGTATCCGCTGTAGCCAGAGATGCCAGAGCCACTATAGCCGGATACACCAGAGCCAGAATAGCCAGAGATGCCACTGTAGCCAGAGATGCCAGAATAGCCGCTATATCCAGAGATGCCGGAATATCCGCTATAGCCAGAGATGCCAGAGCCACTATAGCCAGAAATGCCAGAGCCACTGTAACCAGAGATACCACTGTATCCAGATATGCCAGAGCCACTGTAGCCAGAGATACCAGAGTAGCCAGAGATGCCAGAGCCACTATAGCCAGAGATGCCAGAACCACTATAGCCAGAGATACCAGAGCCACTGTAGCCAGAGATACCAGAGTATCCGCTGTAACCAGAGATGCCAGAGCCACTATAGCCAGAGATACCAGAGCCGCTGTAGCCAGAGATACCA